CTTTCGTAGATCACGGTCTTCGCTGTTCGATGCAAGTTTATGTTCACCTTCGAGTAGTTTGATGACACGCCCTGCGTTGGTGTCACCCTTAACAAGACCATGGTACGCTGCTTTATGAATCGTAGCAAATGGACTTCCTACGGAACCGTTTCCAGTTTCATCACTACCACTACCACTTACATAAATTGCAGTGTCTTGGGTAAACTCAATATTTTTTGGGAATACATCAAAACCACAGATTGCCGGGTAGTCAATAAATGAACCTTCAAGTTTCAGAGGAATGCCAACCTTGGGGTAGACCTTTGCACAGATACGAAGTCTTTCCACATCTTCATAAGCGGCACTGTCGAATTCAAAGAACCATTCGAGTTCGCCGGTCTGTTCGTTGAGACGTTCTTCTGTAGCGACACCAAGAAGATCTGAGTCTTCCTGCTCTGCGCCCCAGTTAGAGAGTACCTTGATGAGATCTCTTGCTCCAACTGTTCCCCAGTTTGCGAGGATATAGTTCAAATCATCGACGTTTACTTTGCCGTCTAGATTGAAATCGCCACTGAGTTGTGTTGGGATCTTATCGGCATCCTGTAGATAGAATTCTACCTTCTCGATTCCTTCGAGTGCGTATGCTGCTACGCCGATGTTTGTTTTACCACTAACGGTGATGAACTGTGGTCTAGTCCAATACGCGATTGCTGTTTCGTTTTCTGGTGTGTACGACATAGTACACTCTCCGTATCCTGCGGGGCGTAACCCCGCTTAAAGTATGCCAAGTGTTCGTGCAACTTTCTTTGCAACATCTCCAGAACGATCTACACGTTTACCGGACTTTTTGATTGTGATGACACGCTCATTTACAATCATATATAAATCTCCATCTGAAACACTTATTGGAGTGTTTGGATCAACTCTTGCTAAGTCCTCAAACCCCGTGATGCCCTTCTCAGACGCTTGACGCATGAGATCCCTGACATCATCGGGATTGATTGTTTTGTGTGAACTAGAATCAATAAATTTTCTTATTGCTGTACTCTTACCAGACGCAGCACCGCTTGGTGACACGAACGCCTCACTAATATATTGCAAAAAAGATTTCATAAATTGATCCATTGACTCCAAAGTTTCTTACCATTCTCATCGAGTCCGGTAAGATGTAATGCATAGTATTTAGGTTTCGTTGGTTTGCAGCGAAGATTCAAATCACACTCTTTGACTAATTTACTACCCTTCTTATTATTGCATTCAAAACATGCCGTGACTAGATTTGTCCACCCACTATCACCACCCTTGCATCGGGGGTGGACATGATCTATTGTCAAATTCTTTACATTCTTGGTATGAAAACCACAATATTGACAGGTATGATTATCTCGCTTGAAGATGTTCCTACGAGTCGGACGCACATCGAGTTCGGGCAATTCGTGAAAACGAATAAGGACGATGGCGGCAGGTATTTCTACCTTTCCGTTCACCGTCCTTATCGAGTGGGTCTTTTTATATGGAGTCAGTGGTTTTGTTGCCTTACCAGAAAGCAAAAGTCTAACCGCTTTTTTCCATGATATAATCTTTAGTATCTGTTCACATGAGTTGAGTAGCAATACTTCTCGTTTCATGCACATCCTTTCGTATCATACCATAGTTTTCGAGGTCAACCATCACCCTTATCACGGTTATATCGATTGTCATCATCAGGCATCTGGAAAACATTGTCCCAGAAATCATTTTCTATCTCTCGAATCTGTTCTTGTTGATCAAACCACTCTTCGATTATATCAACAAACCATCTACCCCAACCGCCGCCGCTGTCATCGGGTTCTATAACATCGGGAGGATAGGGACCGGGTTTTCCGTCACCATCGGGGTCGAGGTCATCCATGTTCGGTCGATCGACCGGTGGTTGTGCTGCTGGTGGGGTTGTTTGGAATGGACGACCATCGGGGTCAACTGGGTCTTGGTCACCAGATCGGTATTCAATTCTCGAAATTTTACCATTCTGTCCATATGAAAGTTGAATATTACCTGTTTTGACTAGATCAGTGAACACCTCAGTATATTCATGAACCTGATTCACAGTTTTTAACGTCGGTACATTCCGCATTTCTGCTTTGACTATTGGTCTAGAGGCAGCAATCGCGGCATGGGGAGAACTATAAAGTTGACCGTTCATACCTCTGAACTGTACTGCACCAGTTTCTTTATCCCTAACAATATTGTTTCTCTTGACACCAGCGGCGACGGCAGCAGTGATCTCTGGACTGATATCTTTACCGGGTTTGTTTGCAGGCGAGGAAGGACTATCTCCAGAAACAGAACCAAACCCCATTATACCAGAAAACTTAGTTGCTGGAGAAGAACCTGCTGATGCAAAAGATGCGTTATTCGCACCTACTTTTTCTTTTAAATATCTTTTAAATGATTTCATTTTTATTCGGAATCCATTCTGACGTATTCGCCTTTAGTTTTGTCCCATGTATAGGATGCCATTAATTGTTTTGCAGCATTCCTTGGATTTACACCCTTATAGTATAATTTAAGCATGTCGGTGGGTTTAATGTCTTCATATTTACCACCTGACTTCTTGAGAACTTTCTCGAACTCATCAAACCATTTGATGAGTGGTTTATCTTCGGATCCTTGGTCCATCAGTGCTTCCTCGACTTCTTCCTTCTTCACACTCCATGTACCACCTTCGCCCTTGTACCACTTTGATGCCCATGCATTTGCATATGCAGATGGGTAAACATCAAACTTTGACTTTGCTTTTGCGATCGCCTTGTCCCATAGAGCGGGGTTGTCGGGAACATTTTTCTCTTGGAGATTGAGTGAAAGATCACTGAATGTTTTCATGAATCGAATCCTTTATTGTATTTAGTAGACCAAGAATCTTGAATTCCTTGTTTCTTGGGATCTTTGTCGGTTACGCCTGTTTTGACATTGATTGGTTTTTGACCTTTTCCACCATCACCAATGTCACCACGCTTTTTCTTGTCCTGTGCATATCTCTTGCGACGAACAAATGATGCGATCTTCTTCTTGCCTAGTTTATCTGCCTTCTGCTTTGAGAGACAGGCACTGTATGGTTCACCCTCTTTGGCATCACCACACTTGCCAAGTTTCTCTCCGTCTGTCCCGTAGCGATCCCAACCGGCACCACCACCTGCGGACTGTTGATTCATCCACTTACCCAGACCAGACTTTGCATAGGTCTTTTCGTCTAAGAATTCCGAATATTTCACGACTCGATCCTCACACATGGACGGATCTTTTTCTGCACCAAGTGATGCGACCGAATCCTTCATGAACTCGGCAATATCAATAACCTTTTGTAGATTATCATAATTTGCCCTATCAAGTATTTTGTTGACTGCGGGGATCGCAAGTAGACTCATCGCAAGATGTGTAGTCTGTGGATTTCTTGCAACAAGTTTAGCAACAGGTGTCATTTTCAACAACTTGGAAACAAGTCTATCCTTGAGACCCTCGTTTATTTGTACGTTCTCTTGAATGTCATCGACGATTGCTGCCATGTCACCCATTGCGAACGATACATTATCACCTCGACGGTATAAGAAATACTTCACACCACCGGGGTTTTTCTTCGACTTGAGAATGATACGCTCGACCTTTGCCTTGCCTACCGTGCGGCGACCACTGGTGACAACGAGTTCGACGAAGTTCTTTGATGCTGTTGCCATCACTGACTTAAACTTAACCTTGATGCTATCGCCCTTGTTGAGATCATTGAAAATACGAAGCATATCCTTGGGATCTACTGCCTCATCGAGTTGCGAAATTTCAAGAGACTCACCACGGAACATTGCCATAGTCTGTCCGATCTCTGTACGCTTACCTGTCTTCTTGCCACGCAATGCTCTTATAATAGCATCACCCTCAAGTATCTTGATTGATTTCTCGACCATGTAATCCCCATCCGGTCGATACTCACCACAAACAAGTGACTTGATGCCTTGTCCATCATATGGAATCACACCTTCGTCTTCCATGATATTAAGAACATCACTGATAATTTTATCGTTTATCTTTAAACCAGTAATTTCAGACCAGTCAGCACCAACTACACGATACCAACCCTTTTTCATTGCAAGATACTCGACGAGTTTCTGCATATCTTTCTTTCCGGTTTTGAGATCTAAAAATTCATCTTTTGCTTCTTCTGCGGGATCAGGTGCGTCCATCGAGTCGTTCCACTTTTCAAGTACACCCAAGATATCTTTTACGGTGATACCAAAGTCTCTTGGTTTCTGCACAATGAACTGAACGTGGTAGGGAGTCATGCGTTTGGTGATATATGACTTCTTTGTCTTGGGATGAATCCAACCCTTTATATCTGTGTTGATGCTCTCGGTCACATCACCCTTGCTCAATAGTTTCGATACTGGACTATCCTTCTCCCAGAATTTACATGACCAGTAACCGGGAGTGGTCTTATCAGTCTTTTCGTCACAATTGTGTCTCGCACGAAAGTTCTTGAGTCGGTCGGGACTATCTCGCTTGATGGATAGGTTGGGGTCACCGAACTTGACCATGATGACATTGCCGGTCTTCGGGTTCTTGACGTAGACACCGAACTTCTTCTTCGATCCTTGTGGTAGGCGGAATGGGTTATCGAGATCAACCTCTTTACCCTTGTATTCACCACTGGTTTCGGACAACTCGTCGCATCCGCATCCGCAATCTTTTTTGATGTAATCTTTGAATTCTTTCATAGTTCTCTTCTTAGTTATTTTTTTCATCTTTTCTATAAAAGCGAAGTAAACCTCTGCTGCCGCAGCGAGGTTTTTCTTCTTATCAGGATCATTCGCCCTCTTGCTGGCGACCTTTGCCCTCTGACTCATGGCGATTGCTGCCTGCACCTTATGTGCATGGGTGCGATCCGACTTTTCAATCTTGACAACCGACTCTCTCGCCCTTGCCGCATCCGTGAACCCGAGTCCATGTATCGTACCCTTGGGATCCTCGTCTGTGTAGAGATCACTGTGGGTATCGGGGTCTTGCCCCTCCTTGGATTTGGGTATACGCTTGGTCATCGAGTGGTGTGTCTTCCTAGATTATCCCTTGCTTCCTTGTCGAGTGCTTGATGGTTGTCCATGATGTGTTGCATACGATCTTGGAATTGACCACCTTGTGGTTTGTCTACCATATAATTAGAATCCATCCATGCGGTGGGTGCTGCCGTATATGCTTTCACGACTTTACCCGACTCACCACACTCTGGACATGCTTCGCCCAATGGTTCCTCACACTTGGACATGGTAAGAAAACTATCAAACGACTTTTCACAACTTCCGCAACTAAAACTGTACGTTGGCATAATAAAACTCCTACTTTATGTATTTAAATTTAGGGTAGAGTTGCCAGATGCGAGTCGATCCATTCTTTGTAGAATTCAATCGACGCACCGGCATTCTCGTATATACGACCATCACTTGTAATTCCATAATGTGTAATGATTCCTATCAATTTGTTATCATGAGTAAGAATCGCACCACCCGAGTCACCGTGCCAGACGGTATCCCTTAGCGGGAGCATGATCATGAATCTTGGTGAAAGAACAAGTCTCCCGTAATATCTGAAGACACCGGGATTGCTGTTTCTGCGTAGTCCATGACCATGCCCCACTGTGGTAAGAGGCATATTTTTATACAAGTCATCGGTCGCATTATTAAACATTAAACAAGGATCCTTATCGGAATCAGACTCAAGAAATACAAGGGCAATATCATGCCAATTTCGCCTTAAAATAGAGGGAAAATAGACAATTCTGTTAATACAAGATCGATCACCATCAACTTCGACCCATTCTAGATTATCCATATCTTTACTGTTCACAACATGAGCAGCAGAGAGAACGACATTAGGTGCAATGAGTACACCCGTCCCAATTACAGAACCAGTGTTATAGTTTCGTATTGCACCAACAAAATCATATGAATCATTTTCATCAAACAAATGATAAGAAAAAGAATCAGACTGAGGAAGGGTGAAAGGTTCTGATGTAGGAGGAGTGTTATCGAAGGTGGTTGTGGTTACTGGAGAAACACAACTTCCCATGAATGAGGAGCATATTAAAGACGCTGAGAGATACCTAGCAAGTATTGGTAACTGCATCTCATTAGTATGTAGGGAAGTAAGGTAATGTTCTTTACTTTTTTATATTTTATGGGGTAAAGTCCCCATACTCCTAGTGATGCTCCATTGATTCATACACAAAGTCCCACATCCAATCCCATCGCCAATCTTCGGTATCCTCTACACCTTCCTTGACAGATCGCCTATTTGCCTCCTTGTCAATCAATTCTTCAATATCATCAAGATAAATTTCATCAATCATTTCACCATTCTCATAGATGCGAGAACCAACAAAGGTAGGACACTCGTCAATGAACTTATGACGAATAGAACACTCATTGTCTGTAAGATAATTAATATGATCAATGAATGGCGAAATTTCACTCCATGCAGATTCAATACACAAATGAAGAGAATTTTCATCAATGTAGGGGACATCATTAAACCGTGTCCACTTTGCACCAATATGATTATCATTCCATTTTACGGTATTCTCATAGGAATCATAGAGACAATGAAGAGTGTCTTCATCAACAAGTTTCTTTAGAATAGAATTGATGGTATTGCTCTGGGAATTGGGGAATGTGATTTCGATTATGTTGTTAACGTGGTTTGCCATTGTGTATGAATCTTTCTTAATGTTGTGGTGGAAAATGGGGGAAAATGTTGCAAAATGTGTTTTATTAATTAAATAAAAAGGATATGCGTGGTTTGTGCCGCTCAGAGTGTCATAGAGAATTAGTCCAGTCCAGCATCTTTTCGCAACTGTGATAGGTACTTCGCTGTTCGTTTTCGGTAATCACCGCAAGGCAATTTGTATTTCTCAATGACGCTCCATGCCTGACTCTCTGTGTGTTCTTCCATGATCAGGTAGTTGGCATCGTTACTTTTCTTTATCCAGTTTATGTACACGGGATCGTCGGTGAACCACTGCCACATGTGTGAGTATTCATGTGCAAGTGTGTGCAACCATTTGGTCTTCGCCCCACCTACAGCGACCGCGATGACACCCGACTCGTCTCCGTCTGGTGCGTTGAAGTATCCATCTGTCTGTGTCCTATCGTCGGATGCAATGATCGTTTTGCCGGAGCCGAAAAGCAGTTGAACCGAGAAACGTGATGCTTCCCGGTCAACCAACTTTATAAAATTATTTGCTTGTGGGCAGGTTGTTATCACACAATTTCCTTTGCAATCTTATCCGTGAAGGTGTTGAGCAGCGGACGGGACATGGTACGCTTGCCGAGATCCTTGCGGAATGCGTTGATGACGCGGGTGGTGGAAGCGTTCTCGGGGAGAGCATCCATCTTTTCGCTACTGGTGTAGACGGCAATCTTCTTATCCATCAGGAAGTAGGTATCATAACCATTGTGTGACTGCTCGATGAATCCGTTCTTCTTGAAGTTTTCGATCTTTCTTTCGCGGAGTTCATAGTTTCCATCAGCGTAGTAAAGATTTCTTTCGATGGACTTCTTGCTATCGAGGAAGATACCGATGAGGTTGCCACCAGCGAGATCCTTGTACATACGGAAGAGAGCGTTGGTTCCACAAGCATCGCCAGCGTAGGCGTCGAATGACCAGTTGCGACCAGTCTCACGCTGCTGGACCATAACACGCTGACTCTCGAAGGGATCTCCACCACATCCGTCAGTGATCCAGATGCTATTGAGAACGTCGATACCGTTCGCTCGACGGAATTCGCCAGCGATCTTCATAGCAGCGACGATGGACTCATTCAGAGGAGTACCACCGAGGTGGAGCATACCGGGATAGTCGTATGACTTAGCATAGTCACCGATGCACATGAGGAACGAACCCATACGGTCCCAATCCGCCTTCTTCATCTTATCGGAGAAAAGTTCGATAAGCGAAAAGTTCTGAAGATTCATGGAACGCTTGTTCCGCTTGTCTTCGTCGATGTTCCAGTGGTTACCGTTGACCGACTTGCCCCAGCAATGGTTGTCATCCTGCGAGTATCGCTCGCCCGTGGTATAGGTCGAGAATCCGTAGACGCGGAACGGAATACCGACCTTCTTGCAGAACATCGCAGTGATGGTGGTCTGAGCAACGGTTTCCGCCATACAATCATCCATCGAACCGGACCAATCGACGTACATGACGATTCCGTGGTTCTTGCCCTTGACTTCGATCTTGTTACGAAGAAAGATATCTTCGGTCATCTTGTACTTGTGAAGGTTGGTCATATCGAGACGACCAGTCTTCGCGGTTTGCGTTCGTGCGTTGATTGCTGCCGCCTTCTTACGCTCGAACATCTGAGCGAGATTTGCAACGGTGGACTTCGCACCACGCTGGAATTCTTCCCACTTGGCATCGTTACCAGCAAGACCCTCACCAGCAGCGATCACATCCTTATGACCGACGATGATGTTATCGAGGTTGATGTCATTCATGAGAGGAAGATCATAGTTAGCATTTTCGTTACGCCAACCGTTGTTCTTCTCAACCTTCGCTTCGCCAGCAATGTTTTCGTCCATCGCTCGCTGCGTAGTAGCGGGAGCAGGAGCGTGAACCTTAGAAAATCCCTTGCTCGGAGTGTCGGCATCGGTGTCGGTGTCGTTTTCGTCACCTTCATCACCATCGCCCGAACCGGAGCCGTTCGTCGATTCAGCGGATTCGCCGGTATCGGTGTCGTCGTCGGCACTATCGCCGGAGTCTTCACCATCGTCGCCAGTACCGGAACCGGAACCGCTTTCGCCCTCTTCACCCTCTTCGTCGGACGGCATACCACCACCCTGACCAGCAGGACCGTCTTCGTCGCTGTCCTTCGCATCGGGGACTTCGATAGGCGATTCGCCTTCACCCTCACCGGGAGCGTCAGTGTTACCCTCTTCGGGAACCTCTTCGCTACTTTCGTTTTCCTTGCACCAGTCGTAAATATCCTTCGCAAGCGTACAAACTTCCTCGAAAGTTTCGGTGTTCTCAGCACGATTCACGAAAACCATTTCGTCGGTGTCGAATTGGATATCACCATCGAAACCCTTGAAGTGGCAATTGAGACGGTCGATGAATTTCATGGTATTGGGATCACGATCGCCCATACCGAAAAAGTCACGGTTTCGCATCTCACTGTATCCCGCACGATAGTCGCGTCGAAGACCAGCATACTTTCGCTGGATCAACTTGTCAATTCGGATATCCTCGACCACGTTGAGATAGTCCTTCGCCACCATATTGACGGAGCCGAAAACTTCTTTAAGAAGAATTTCGAGATCGCCGCAATCAGTAAAGATCGCGTGGGCGCATTCGTGACCGATGAGCATATCCTTCAGACGATCCGAGCAATCCCAGTTCGGCATGGTAAGAACTCGACGCTTAACATCGAAGGATGCCGTAGGGGCAGTGGAATCAACAGCGACACCGATGTTTTCAGTGGCGAGCAGGCGAGCGAATCCGGGGTTGACTTGAAGCATGGTGTTAGGTTCCTGTTAGGGAGTTGGTTAGGTGGAGAGTCGTTCTCTCCACCATAATAATACCACAACGGGAGTCAATTGCAAGAGGAAAAGAAGAATATTCTCAAATATTTAGTGTCAAGGAGAAAATTGATATTTAACCAAAAATTAATATGGGCGGGCTAGGGCTCCGGTTTTTTGAGAAAATCAAGCAAAAATGACGATTTTTGGCAAAAAAGACGATAATTCATCGAAAAATATCATTTATCCACAATTTATACACAATTTTAGGAAAATCGTCTAAAGGGGTTGCATTGGGTCTGGTTTGTGGTATAATTAGGGAGTCCCACCGGGGCGAGAATCATCACCCAACTCCCTAACAGGAACCTAACACTATGAACAAGTCAAGAACGCTCTTCCTCGACGTACTCCGCGAACATATTGAATCGGGCGATCTCGATGCCAACTGTACCAACGGCGATATTGAACCTATCGCACTGGCACAGGGTTGGACTGTCATCCCGCTCTGGTTCCGTCAAGATAGCGAAAACCCGATGAAAGTCGGTCGTGGTCGCTATGATCTCTCTTCGATCGTTAATGGACAATCGGCTCCGGTCGAGCGACAAACTCGTGTCGCTCCCGCTGCTCCCGCTCCTGTTAGCGATTCCGCTCCACAGGCGTCTGCTATCTTGAAGCAGTCGCTTGTGTCGAGCGAATCGGTCATTCCTGCGAAGGATTCGGACTTCGTGGCATGGGGTCACTTCGACGATGTTACTACCATCATCAAGTCGGGTGCATTCTATCCCACGTTCGTGACTGGTCTTTCCGGTAACGGAAAAACCACGATGATCATGCAGGCATGTGCGAAGGTGAATCGTGAATGCTACCGTGTGAACGTCACTTCGCAAACTGACGAGGATGACCTGCTCGGTGGGTTTCGACTTGTGAACGGTGAGACTGTCTGGTATGACGGTCCCGTTATCCAAGCGATGAAGAACGGTGCTGTTCTTCTCCTCGACGAAATCGACCTCGGTGCTTCGCCGCTCATGTGCCTCCAACCCGTATTGGAAGGCAAGGGGATTTTCCTTAAGAAAATCAATCAATTCGTCGAACCTGCTCCGGGGTTCCAAGTCTTCGCAACTGCGAACACTAAGGGCAAGGGCGACGATACGGGTGCATTCGCCCATACGGGTATCTTGAATGAAGCATTCCTCGACCGATTCCCCGTCACGTTAGAACAGGCGTATGCTTCCAACGGTGTCGAGAAGCGAATTCTCCTCCGAAAAATGAAGACGCTCGGAGTCGAGGATAAGGATTTCGCGGGCAACCTCGTGAAGTGGGCGGATGCTATCCGAAAGACTTTCATGGAAGGCGGAATTTCCGAGATTATTACAACTCGCCGACTTCTCTCCATCACGCAGGCGTTTTCTATCTTCAACGATAAGGCGAAATCCATCAGCATGGCAATTTCCCGATTCGACGAAGAAACGAAGCACGACTTTCTCAAATTGTACGAAAAGATCGATGCTGAAGTCGTTCTTTCAGAAGAAACCCCCGAATCGGCTCCGGTCGAAATCGATCCCTCCAATCCCAACAATTGCCCCTATTGATAAGGAATTTTTCACAAATGGCACAACCATTTAGCACTATCGAAGACCTCCCCGATTTCGACATTGAATTCCCTGTGGGGTGGGAACCTGAGACCGATGGCGAAGAGGACATTCCTCAGACCTTCGATCCTGATAACCTCCCTGTAGAGGAAGACGAATCAGACGGACGATGGTCCGAACAGGATAACTTCCCGTATCACGAACTTGACGATGTAACTTGGTTACACTGAACAACAAACTTTTCATCACTTTTTTTACAGACGCATTACATAAGGAAACAATAATGCCTCGACCAATGATTAACGTAACTCTCGACTTCGCCTCCATTGAGGGACGTATCGCCAATGGCGAACGTGTCACTGTCCGCCACATTGCTGAGGAACTTAGCGTTTCTCCGCAGATCGTGAGACGTGCCCTCAACGAACATTACACGAATCGTGTGATGTTTACCCGTGGACGCACGGGCGGAATCGCCATCAAGGCGGACGCGACTACTCCGGAACCCACCGGTACGGAGACCGCGACCACTGAGATGGCAACAGCGTGAGTCACTCCGGAATCCCGGTGGCGTGTAAAAACGTCATCGGGGTAAACCGGTTTTTGCAAAACGCCTTTTAACAGTATTTTGGCAATTAAAAGGTAAGGTTCCATATGAGGTTTAGCGGTGCATATAGTTTTTCACGAAAAGGGTTTTTTACAAAATAGGTAAAACTTTTTCAAAAACCTCGATTCCAATTTTTTTTAAAACTATTTTTCCCCCAAATACCTTTTTCTATTTTACTCATTTCCGACCCTTCCCGTTGACAACCCCCCAATTCTAAGGTACAATAGACGCATGACTGATACAGCAACCACCAACGTACTCACCTCCGATTACCTCTGTGATAAGGTTCGGGATGCCGATCGACCCACCACCCAACAATCGTGGGTCTGGCGATCCCTGCTCTACTGCTTCCGCGAGATGCAGCGAGATATCAAGCGATATCGCAAGGATCTCGGTCAAGTGGCGAACCGCAACTCTCCCGCGTACTGGATCGACTGGATGTCCGATGGGAGACTCGACAAGAACTCTGCTCCATCCGACATTCACAACATCATTCTGGAAGATGCGAAGGATCCCCCGCGTAACCTCAATGGTCGTCACCTCGATAACGCAGTGACCTTTCTCACCTCCGAAGGCGTTGCCGAAAACGTCATCAAATTCGTCCAACGCTGATCAAAGGATTGACCACACATGACTTTTAAAACTGCAATGGCAATTTATCTTTTCGGTGCTGCAAGTATTACAACTTCTGCACATGCTATAACCGAGAAAGAACTCACTGATGTCCTTACTGCAATTCGTACTGTTGAGTCTAGCAATAATCCTAGTGCTATCGGTGATTCTGGTAATGCTATTGGTGTTTATCAAATTTGGAAAGTTTATCATCAAGATGCTATTCAGTATAGCGGTATTGGTGGCAAGTATCGTGATTGCCTTGATCCTGTTTACGCAGATAAAATCGTTCGAGCATACATGGGACGTTATGCCACTGAGAAGCGACTGGGAAGACCGGTAACTCAACGCGATATTGCAGTGATGCACAATGGTGGTCCTCGTGCAGTATGGGCGAAGGGCAAGAAGAAGCAGAATGTTGACAAGTATTGGGCAAAGGTTCAGAAGGAACTTAGCAAATGAACGAGGATTCTATTAACAATTGGTATCAAAGTGAAACTGCACCGTTTCTACCGAACGACATTCAACGTCCACCGCGTAATGCTCCGAGCGATAGCAAGGGTGTAGTCATGGTACTGGCATGTGAGTATTACTTGGACGCACATCGAAACGAGATCATCTGTCACCAAGTGTGGAAGAGTCCCGACGAGTGTAAGGTTATGATCCTGACGAATCAGGGTGTTGGTTGGATTGTTAGTGGTGGGAGCGATGAGTACACTACTTTCACCGAATCCGAGGCAAGACGCTGCTGGAATCACTCAGTGGACAACGGGGCAACCCGTGTGTACAAGAGAGCGAACGCAAGCAAGTCCAGCAAGTATGGGATGACCGGGGGTTTTGAGCAATGGAAAAGTTCTTCAAGTTATTACAAGTACGATGAGGATCCCAAGTCCTACAAGGAACTTGCTATTGAAGACGCGATCTGGGAGTGTATTAAGAATGTCTGATGTTAAATTTGTTAAAACTTTGAAGCAGGAAATCACTGCGAACACCCGGATCTGGCAGACTCTCTGGCAGCACGTTCCGACTGACGAGTATGTCGTTGTTTCATCTTCCGTGGTTAGTTCGGATGTCACTCGGTCACTGGGTGTTCCGGATGAGATGGTAAATGAAACTATGGCATTCGCATCCAATGAGCATGGTTCGTGGGATCCCGAGGATCTTGCCGTGGACTACCCTGCAAAGTGGACGAAGAAGGATCACGAAAATCTTGCAAATGTTGCTCAAAAAAATCGCGGCGAAAAAAACGCTGAAAACACTGAGGACGAACTGTGATTGATCTACTTGTAAAATTCTGTCCGTTGATTGCAGGTATTCTATATGCTATTGTTGGCATCGGATACTTCATCAAGAAGGACTACGCATGGTCACTGGTATGGATCTCATACGCACTGGCAAATCTTGGACTCGTTCTCGCCGCATCGGCAGCAAAGGAAACTGTATAATGGCAAATTGGGATATTTCACACGGAACTCTCCATCAAGGAAATAAGAAAATTGATAGAGAAATTGTATCTTCTGTCGTTCACTGGTTCCTTGGTCGATATGCCATGAACAGGAAGTCACAAGAGTGTCGTATTGTTCATGTTAATCTCAAGACATATAAGACGATGAAGTGTTGGGGTGAATGCTCCGAAGGTGAAAATGGCATTGATTACAATATCGACATTGCCACCGACCAGTCGCTCCGTGACTTCATCGCTACGCTCATGCATGAGATGGTACACGTTCTCCAGTGGGAGCGTGGATCATGGAAGGGAGAAGGTGAGCGTGAGGCAACCGAACTCCAGTACGAACTCGCAGACGACTTTTGGAGATGTGGCAATGTCTGATACAATCATCTTCTATCCCGGATACCGCTGGGAACCTACTCCCAAGAATTGGGAAGAACTAACCGAAGAGGAATGCTTGGAGATCCTCGGTCTCTCAGACGAAAGAAACACACACAATGGGTGATGTGACCGAAGTCTGGATGATGACGTTTCAACTTTTGTCTTTTTGGTGGTTACTCTGTATGAAATGTGTTGATTGGAATGAACATGTCTGAATTCTTTTTGTATCTTTCTCTGTATTGCTTTATACTTTTTATTATCCTTGGTTTTTTGAAGATTGGAACGGAACACGACAATGAATGATCTCAAACCCGAAGTTGAAATTTCTGATCGTGAGGGCAATGCATTTGGTATTCTTGCAAGGTGTCAACATGCCGCGAAGCGAGCAGCATGGGATGAAAGATATCTTGAAGAATTCCTTGACGAAGCGACTGATGGCGACTATAATCATCTACTTAGGACCGTCATGCAGTATTTCACTGTTGTATAAATAATGAAAAGGACTCACACAATGTCTGAATTGTACGAAAAGAACCAACCATCCGGATGTATTCTCTCCGACTCTTGTAATTTTATCATCGGGTGTTCTGAAGATGAAAACCCATTCGGTGCTATGACTGATGAAGACTTTGCCGTTGTTATGGTAGAGATCTCTGAGTGTATCAAGGCGATCTCTGATTATATGGATATTCTTCAGTCAAATTGTACTCTTGAGGAGATGTACTCTCTTCTTACGGCAATGAAGCGTGTGAACCAATTGGCGATTATCGAAGTAAACGAAAATCGCAACTATAACCAATGAAAGAAATAGTATGAATTTTATGCAAGATACAGGCGTGAACGGATGTGGTATCCGATTTGAAAAAAACCACCGTGGTCAGTGGTCAGCATTTCCGATGCTGCAACTGAATGAAAAATGTGACGGTCTTTCTTCCGATGAGTGTATGCGTCTTGCCTCCGCACTACAAATTGCATCGGCAAAGGTAAATGAAATGAACCAAAACGAAAGCACTGAAATGCTTTTTGAACAAAGAAACAGGACTATTTAATAATGACAAATAAAAATGATAAAGGGTTTCAACCCGTAGGTGATCGACTCCTCATCACCCGACAGAAGATTGACGAAAAGACCGAATCAGGAATTATTCTTCCTGCAAACCACAAGAGAAAGATGTTTGAAAATCTCGCAACTGTTATTGCACTTGGTGATGGTGAAAACATTTCAGATCACATTACCGAAGGATGTACAGTATACATTCGTGATGAAGCACCATCGGTAGAAATTAGTGAAGGCATTTATCTTGTAATGCATGATGCCATCTATGGAGTTCTTTGATAATGTATAGATTGCATGTTGACATTCCACTCGGACACGACGAAGATACTGCCAAGCAGGTTGCTGAGCAGGTCATACAGTGGGTCTTCCGTGATGTGGACGCTCAGGAACGTATCCAACGTCTTGCACTTGACAAGTTTGATATTCAAGAAATCAATTGCCGACTCGGCAACGACGAAGATCGACAGAAGTCAAACTACCTCGACGTAAACGAGAACGGTCACACCACCAATAAGAAGATACGCATACGCATCTGACCTATTCAGGGACAGAAGCGGATGGCATCAGCAGTATCGCTTATAACGATATTTTCGGGAGTTCGAGTCTCCCCTGTCTCATTATCCATTTCGGCTACGGTTTTTTTATCATGAACGAATTTGCATCAGAATGGCATAGTAATTTTTCACGGGCAAAGTCTGCACAAAGCAAGGCGTTGTCTGAGGCGACTGTCGTTCAAGATCTAATCGCTCATGGTTACGATCCACACCTACCACAAGACCGAGATTCGATCCACGATTGCACAATTGAGATTTCGCCGAACCGTTGGTTGAAAATACAAATTAAAAGTTGCTATGGAAATAGTACAAATGTAAATCTTAGCACTCGCGGAACCACAAACACCGCACCAGTTTCACCGGGAGAGAATAGCAAACCGAGGACAAGCACTGGATATTACAATTCTGGCATTCACCTCATGGCAGTCGTGACAGATGCAAAAGTAATTTATTATGACATTTTGCCATTTGGCAATTTGCAAGAAAAGTTTAACTGGAAAAAAGTTCAACCGGTTAATTTGGAAACTTATATTAATGGACTTCTTGGCGATGTGGCGGAATTGGCAGACGCAACGGACTTAAAATCCGTCGAGGGTTAAACCTCATGGGGGTTCGAGTCCCCCCATCGCTACTTTAGTTTTTTTATAAATACCACTGGGAAACTAGTGGTTTTTACATTGTATGAAAATCCCAAGAAGATAATGTTGCAACTAATCTTTTAAAGGAGATTTTACTCATGGCAGTCGAAAGAAAAACATTTTTATGGATAGGTAATGACCGGGCGCATAGGCATCGTCAGATAGTGGCAGGTATATCAGGAGGAACTCAGTTTGGTGCTACAGGCATCGGAGCATGGAACGGGGCATATGCAGGTGGAAATGGACAAGCGAACAACTGGGTTGGAATAGGTAGCGAGGCAATTGCTGCGGTGACGGGCGAAAATGCCAAGAAGGCACTTGATGTCTTCTGGAACGACAAAGATAACTGGGCGGAACGTATAGAGGGAATCAGTGGAGACTTGGGCAGTAGTGGTGACGGTTGGGATCCCCAACAATATTACTACGTTCGGGCAAACCGAATTCCACACCGTGCAGATCATGTTGTTTTTGAATATGTTGTAGGACAGACAGGTAACGGACTGTTACGAAATCAGGTAGGTGAAACCACTTCGTCCGTGGGGGCGTCGTTTGGGCAAATGGAAACCAAAGCATTTAACGCTCCTCTTTCACCATGTCTTTTTGGTGGTCAGAGTCGTCCAACAGATGGTCTATCTGGTGAAGGCAGTATCTGGGTAAATGCCGATACTACGGGATCTTCGGCAGCAAATCGCCAAGGTCCACTGTCATCTGTTAAAGTGAAACCAAGTTATTTCCATCATTCTTATGGCGTTATGGATTCAAGGAGTAAGTTCTTTGGTTTTGCTGACAATCTCCCTAACGCTGATTGGGGAAAGGGAGAACAAGGGCACAAATTTTGGGGTGGTCGCGTCAGTACCCAGTCCTCTAGTCTTATCTCTGGTGCGTCATTCGGAAACGTCTCGTGGTCAATTGGTTTCACCGGAATCAACCTCAAGGCATTGGATGTTGAATTAAATAGTCCATATCGACTACCTCGCATTGCTAGACCAGAAACTCTAGACCCCAGTGGTAATCGGTTATTTCCGGATACGATTGTAAATGATGAAAATGATGGTGGGAGAACGATCACGATCGCCGCCGATCAAGCAGTGAATAATGTAAGTCCAAGAAGTACATGTAAAATAACTCATGCAGATAGTATTGTCAACATGAGCGTAGGAACTCGGTCCTTCATCCTAGACAGTGGTAATGTGATTAACCTCAACATGTCCGACATGTATATGCCAAATGCCAGCGATGACGAGAAGAAAGAGGTTGCTCTTTTCGGTGCCCCAGAGAAAATAAACGGACCCTCTCCCCGCATGTTCTCATGGAACGGAACTGTTTCAAACACACTTCGTTGCGACCCATGTTGGTACACTTCCCAGACAGACTTTAAGAGTAATATTGGCAGTCCAAATATTATATTTGGTCCATACTATGTCACCGGTATCTTCTCTCCAAGAGTTACTAATCCCGCTACTGTATCAGTACGACCACAATTCATCTCAAAGTACAATCTAAATGCTAACGATATTACTTTCCTTAATGATGACTCTGGAAGTGACTCTCCCGGCGAGACCAACGAGGTTATCGGTGGTAGATTTGACACCTTTAGAATAAAGGGTACTGGGAATGAGAGATTTTCTGCTAACCTCATTAAGTTTGAAGAGTTTAATCCGAGATGGGATGTTATCACCTCGGAGGGATCCCCTTCTACAAGGACTGGTGTTCGTGGATTCAACAATAAACTTTATGTTGATGCAGGATGCACGATTACAAATCTAAACGTCGATGCAGGATACTTTGGAATAGGTGAAGGACATCGCGGTGGCGACACGTTCGACACCCCAGCAGAGGTCGGAGATGTTGTTGTTCTGAATGGGTATGCCGAACAAAAGGCATACATCAATGGTGAACATCCCACCATACCGGGATTCAATGCATTTTATATCGGTCAGGATGGAGTGAATGCAACTGGTCAAAACTTCCAGATGCGATCGAGACACGCAGAATTTGATTTTGGTCAGGGTGTATTTCTAAGAACTGGTCCTGAGTCCACTGGTGTTACTGGTGCAGGGTTCGCCTTCGTTCAGGCACCAAGTGTCGGGTTGGGTTCAAAGCGTCCATAAATTAAATAAATTTTTACAACATGACAATTCAACAAGAACTGGGGGGAGGCAACTCCCCCCTTTTCTATTTTACTCTTTTATAAAATACCATTGAAAAAGAAACTATTCAGAAAGTCGTTCAAGTGGGTTGACAAGCACGAAATACCTGTTATAATTAGAGCATAACCGTGAAGGAGACACCAATGAAATACTTACCTCAAGAACCTACCCTTAAGATGATTAACTTATATTATGTAATGCGTGTCTCCAGCGATATGGTAGGCGGCGATTTCCGACCCGCATCGGATTGAGTCATATTTAGGAGATGATTGGGAACTAGATGCCCAGTCGTATATCTCCGAACGCGGACCCCGTTCTTATGGGGGAGACCCCATAAGAACATTTCATGTGCTAGAAACGATTTGCAGTGGTCGTGGAAGCAAAAACAAGCACACTGCACTTTTATATGAAAGGTTGTTTATATGAACAACAACTCCCCTAAGCGTCAGATCATCTCGTACCTTGCCGAAGGCAAGAGCATCACTCCTAAGCAGATGCGAACCAAGTTCGGGGTCAAGAACCCTACCGCGACTCTTCGCAACGTGCGTGACACCGTGGAAAACTACGGTAACTGGACCATCGTCGAAGATGGTATCTACGGTGGCGAAACTCAGTTCGCCATGAAGCGAGTTGCACTCGTCAGTCCTACCGTGGACACCGACGATCTTGCTGATCTCTACTGAATCCAGTAGACCAACTGATCCGGTGGGTGGGGGCGAATGCCCCCACCCAGAAACCGGTACGGGGTAATACATGGGCGGTTCACACTCAGCAGGAAAAGGCGATAAATATCGTCAGGTAGATCTCGAAAAGTATCGAGACAATTACGAAAAGATCTTCGGCAAGAAGAAGACAAAAAAGAAAGTTAACAATGGAAAACGAAACAAAGATCGTCCGACTGACAAGTCATGAAGAAATTATTGGTAAGGTTACTACCACCGACACTGGTGTTATCATCAAGGATCCGCTGATCCTCATTCCTACACAGCAGAAGTCACTCGCACTCGCTCCGTGGATGCCTTACACTACTATCGCAGATGATGGTATCGAAATTGCAGAGGATCGAATTATGTTTATCGTCGAACCTCATGCAGAACTTGCCAAGGAACACATGTCGGCAGTCTCTGGACTCGTCGTTCCCGGTTCACAATCCGCAGGTGTTGCTGGTGTCATCGGTGCAGACATCCTTAAGGGTTAATATATCAAATGGCAAACAACTCTCAAAATTCCAAGCATGTGAATAACATGATTAAAACGGGCAGTCCTAGACCACAGAAACCTAAACACGGTAACACTAAAGGCAAGACTACTCGTTCGGGTTCTGGTCGCAAAGTACGCTAAACATTGCGCCCGTAACTCAGTGGATAGAGTAGCGGTCTTCTAAACCGCCGGTCGTTGGTTCAAATCCAACCGGGCGTGTTACTCAGGATCGGTAACTCAGTTGGTAGAGTAGCGGACTTTTAATCCGCGAGTCGAGGGTTCGAGTCCCTCCCGATCCATTCAAATGTCTGATCGCGTTCTAACAAATCTCAACACCTATGCGACGATGGCGTTCCCCAAAGCGTTGGAAATCGCTAGGACAAAGAAGCACATTTCCCTGATTCTTGATAAGAAGGGAAGTGTGCTTTCTATTGGATGTAACGAAATGCGTACACATCCAGAGGCGGCAAAGATAGGTTATCGATACAACGAGGTTCATTCGGAACTCGATGCACTTCTTCACCTTGATAAAAGAATGCGAAACGATAAAGATCTTATACTTTTAAATTACAGATTTAACAGGTTCGGGGACTTTCGTATCTCCCGACCTTGTGTAAAATGTATGCCTTGGTGTACTGCAATTTTTAAAGAAATTATTTACACTACGAGAAACGGATACGAAATCATTTCCGGTCAAAAGGATTATACGGATTCCATCGTATTGTCTATTGACCAATTCAATATGCAGACTATAATGGGTACAAATGGCAAAGCGACACATTGACAGATTTGATATAGAAGCAGAACGCGAAGGTAATGCAATCAAGGGACATACTGTTCTCCGACGAGGACAGGGTAAAGGAATTACCAAGCAACGTAATATGCACAAACGTGGTGCTGAAATTCTCACTACTCGAATCGTGAACAGAGAAGGATGGTTAAAGTGAATTGTTTCGATTGTAATAATAAAATTCCAGAAGCACGACTGGAAGCACTCCCTGATGTGGAGTATTGTGTGAACTGTGCAGACAACCACACCGAACGAGTTGTTGGTCGGATGATCTACAGTCACAAGACTGCGGGTGAACTAGTCTTTGCAAGTGGTAAAGAAAACATTCGTCGGTTGAACCGAGAATATGCGAGATCACGATAATGTACGAACAGCAATATGCAATGACGATGCTTATTTTCATGACTATTATGAACGTATTTTTTGCCGGTCTGATGATATTTGAAATTGTTCCTGTTCCTGTGGGAATGACTCTTGCATTCGTTGGAATGTTTGCTATGATCTGGAAGACGAAACGAGATCTCATGGGTAATGTAAAACTATGGGAAAATGCATATACTAGGAACAATAAAAATGACTGATTGGAATAAAACATGTTACGTCACGGGTAACTCTATGACTGAAAAAGACAACGCCAGATTCACATATGAATTTGACGCATGGGTATCTGAGGCGGGTCAAAAGATCGTCGAAGAAGATGCCCGTGGTTCTGATCCTTCGGAAGAAAATAGAATCATTTTCGGGGAGTGGTATGCACAAGATGAAGCAAATGCCGCGAACGATGAATTTCGCCGAGGTTGGCGACCGGTTCGTCGTGGGTGGGATGGATGAAAGAAGAAAATATTATGAATAGAGAACCAACGATTTATGTTGCCGGACCAATGCGAGGATTTGAGAATTATAATTATCCTGCATTTGATCGATGTGCAAGAGTCCTTCGTGGGCAGGGATGGATTGTTATCAATCCTGCCGAACTAGACAGAGAAGCAGGAAAACCGATGGCGGATCCTATGGCATTCTCACCAGACACAAACTACGAAGACCATGAGTTTATGCGAAAAGCATTGCTCCGTGACGTTGTTGCAATTTGTGAAGAATGTACTGCAATCTACATGATGAGCAATTGGGAAAAGAGCAAGGGTGCGAACGCAGAGTTGTCACTTGCAAAGGCATTGGGACTTGACATTTATTATGAAGCACCACTGCCGAAGGTAAAGAAAGAATTGAAGTGAGCAAATATACCATCAGAGACCATAAAGAATTTGATGGTAATATGCGGGTATTCCTGACAGACCCAACGCAAGTTATGATCATGGGTAGTCCTGAATTGAAAAAGTATATTAAGCAAAGAATCGACGAACACCAGAGTAAAATAGAATACTGGGATCGACTTAAGAAATTAAACGAGAAAGTATCCCAAGGGGTTGACAGAGACTGAATACCTGCTATAATACATACTGTGTCGTTGAGGAAGACGGCAAGATTCACACGGACACGGGAGTTCGACTCTCCCCGCCTCCACCAAACACACTCTCTCGTTTCAAAGATATGAAACGCTAGAACAATTAAAGACATGACACGGCGGGAGAGTGTGTTTGGCGGGGGCGAAATGGAATCGATTCGGTGAAATCGAAGCGTTGGAGACGACTGAGAAGGCGACCTACTCATTAATCGCGGTTGCAAAATCTAACTGACAACAGTTACTCACTCGCTGCTTGATAGCAGCACGGACCCTTGGATGAGGGCAACCTCATTCAAGGCATTACAGACAAATGCCTATCTCACTAACTCGGGAAACAAGAAAGGAGAATGGCATGACTCATATGACCTATCGTGAAAAGAATGAGTACCGTCGATGGTACGAAAACATGAAGCGAGAATCGTGGAACGAAAAGTTCCGACAACTACGGAAGACAAGACGCGAAGCGTTGAAGCGGAAGTGACAATTGAATAAAAATTGAAGAGAGACTGATCCTCTCTCTTCGGGACTCGCATAATAATCCTCAGACTGGGGATAGTGCAATCTCTGAATGGTTTAGCGACCTGTTCCCTACGATGTAGAAATACTTGAGGGATGACCCTTAGCGGGGTGTGCGGAGAGATCTGAGTAGAGTACTACGCATCATGTACAGTCACTCGAAAAGTTCAGGTATACATGAATCCTGAGTCCCATTGATCTAATTTGGTAGAGTGGAGTGGAAACGCGATCAGAAAAATCTGATTGTTGGACTCCGAAATGGTCCCACACATTCTACCATACATAGAAAGCATCACCTTCGGGTGGTGCTTTTCTTTTACGCCTACATATTTGGTCAAGGGAGACTTACATGAAAGAATTCAACGACCTATATGAGCAGGCAAAATTCTGCTATAAACTAAACGAGGCAAGATCTCGCGGTGAGGAGATGGAAGAATTTATTATCGCAGCAATCAACAAAGAACCGCAACCCGTATCGAAATTCGGTATCGAAGACGGAGCAGGGGAACGAATCGCCAAGCAACTCCGCAAAGCAGGAGTGAAGGGAAAAGGTTTGGTTCTCGGTGCAGACCAACTAGAAGTCACTGAACTCTGGTCACAATACTGGTTACCCGGAAAGGTTCCAGCATCCACGAAGACACCAAAGACAGACTTCAAGATCGGCAATGATAAAATTTCATTAAAGACTGGTGGTGCTGCTCAGTTAATGAGTGGTGGTAAGAACGAATCTATCGCTACCTTCTATTGTGCTATTGACCGTCTAGGTCTTAACATGGGTGGCATGGCATCCCGTATCGAAAAGGCAATGCTTGATTTATCTCCCTCAAGTATCGCACAGAGTAATCTCAAAGATGAAATTAAACTCGGTAAAGATAAAGTAGTTAAAGCAGCGAATGAAGCACACAAGGTTCTGATGGGAGACATGAAAAAGATGTTTGCATCGAACCCAGACTTTGCATACGAATTTGCATATGAAGCAATGACTGGTGATATTAAATTCGGTGGTAGTGATGGTTCATGTTCTCACTTCCTCTCGGTCTCTGACGACGGCAATACAATTAAATTGGTTGGAGTTGGCGACGAAGCATATGTAAGAAAAGTTGCAAGTAAGATGAAAGTTTCCGTCCGGTTCAAGACCACCAGTGAAAAGTCTGGTGGAGTCAAGACCGGGCGTTATCGTTACTGGTCTGCCATCGGACTTATTGTAGATAAACTCACCGAGAGTTATGAGGAAATTGGTCAACTACTTAATGAGGGTAAACTCGACGAAGGTATTCTTGGAAGAATTCTTAACAAGTTCATTGCTTTCCTTAAGAAGCAAATTGCCAAGATCAAAGAATTCGTTGTCAAGTCAGGAAAGAACCTGATCGAATTCCTCGGAGCAGAACCAAGCGTTTCCTTTAACAACAATATTGACTTTACTAAGATATGAAATCTTTTAAAACTTACATTTCATTAGAAGAACAAAGTGCAGTCACCTCTCATGGTGAACCAACTGCACATCAATATCGCATTATGCAAAAATCCCATGAGATTCTGCCCGTGGACTCCGTTCAGGGTCTAATCTCTGCACCCCCGTCCAGTTCCTCTGACGAGACGCGGGCGGAACTCATGGAATTACAAGATAGACTTGAACTGGGAACAGACAATAAGAAAATGTTGGATAAGTGGGATCTGGATCTTCTTGCTCCATTTGTAAAGTATCTTAAAGACAACAATCTCCGATATGATAAAGAACTTTTAAATGATATAATCAACGCTTCCACGGTCGTGATGTTAAAGCAAAAGTATCTTTTTGATCGTCCTCGTCCGGGCATTGTAGCGAAAGATATGGGTCTTCCCCTATCTCCTCTCAAGAGCGGCACAGCGGACTCTCCAGCGTATCCTAGTGGACACAGTGGGCAGTCCAGACTCATCGCACTGTACCTCACAGGACTCCATAGAGACCACTCTAGCAGTTTCTTAGATTTAGCGGAAGAATGTGGTCAGTCAAGACTAAACGCCGGTGTACACTATCCTAGCGACCACGAAGCGGGTGTGGAACTAGGAAATAAATTATACGCTTCGATGAAGACGGATGAGACTAAAAAAATAAAATATAAAGACTTACCCGCACCACCAACCGGCATGGAAGGATATTGATATGTTAGATTTTAAAAGATTCTTATCCGAAGAAAAGAACCTCCACCTTGAACACCTTGAAGACGAGTTGATCAACAATGGATCCAAGGGTGCAAGAGAAGCAATTACCTTTGCAGAATCTCTTGTAAAAATGTTAGCAGGTAGTGGGTCGAAAAAGTACAACATCACTGTCAAATGGGACGGCGCACCCGCAGTCTTTGCGGGCATCAACCCCGAGAACGGAAAGTTCTTCGTTGGGTCGAAGAGTGTTTTCAATGTTACCCCAAAGATAAACTATACTAACGCAGATATTGCTAAAAATCATACAGGCGGTCTTGCTGATAAATTGAAAGTTGCGTTAGCAAACTTATCAAAACTAGGAATCAAAGATGTGCTACAGGGTGATATGATGTTCAGTGACGATCTTGCTTCCCAGAAGATCGATGGCGTAGATTATATTACCTTTACTCCAAACACAATCACATACGCTGTTCCGGCAGATAGCGATCTTGCGAATACAATTGTCAAAGCAAAGATGGGAATCATTTTCCATACCAAATATACCGGCAATGATCTCCAGACGATGAAGGCATCATTTGGTCCTGATATTTCATATCTTAAGAAAACCTCAGCAGTATGGTTTGACGATGCAACACTTAAAGATGAAACGGGAGTTGCAACATTTACTGCAAAAGAAACAGAAGCAGTTAAAAAGAAATTACAGAAGATTCGTGCCATGATGGACCGAAAGACCATGAAGGTTATGGATGATTTCCTTGCTGATGACACGATGCAATTATACATTAAGACATTCTATAATACACTCGTCCGTGCTGGAGCATTCGGAACTCCCTCTGCCACATATGCAGGATTCAAGGAGTGGACCGAAAAGAAATTTGATACAGACATTGCCAAGATGAAGTCTGAAAAAGGTAAAGAAAAGAAACTACAAGTAAAGAAACAAATGATGTCATATATCCGAAGCAACTCCAAGGCGTTGTTACGGATGTTCGCTGTACATGCAGCGTTGCGTGATGTCAAGATGATTCTCGTCCGTAAGATCGAACAGGTTAAGTCTATTGGACTCTTCCTTAAGACGGACAATGGATTCGATGTGACTGCCCCGGAGGGTTTTGTTGCAATCGATAGACTATCAAATCGGGCATTTAAACTCGTTGATAGATTAAATTTCTCACAGGCAAACTTTAATGCCGCCAAGAACTGGGAAAAAGGATAAATACTTAAAAGGAGATAAACATGGCATCTAGAAAATTAAATGCAAAGACGTATCAAATCAAAAGACTATCTCGTCGAGATGAAATTAGTTCTAAAACACGTTGTGGTTATACACCATTACCTAAACCAGAACCAGTTACACCTGTCGCAGAAGTCCCCGTTGTAAAACCAAAAAAAGCACCAGCACCGAAGTTGCGTGCAAAGTCCACCAAATAAGGAGGTGATCTATGGAAAATTTAGACACTGCTAACATTCTCGGAACTATTTTTTACAGTATCGTTGTCTTTGGTCTTGGTGCCTTAAGTGGCAGAAAGATCTGGTACTGGGTTCGTAAATTCTTTCCTTGGAACAAGGACTGATGATAGAATATCGTTCATTAAAAGAACGTACCCTACTCAGGGGACAGAAAGAGAAATCTGCTGTCCTCACATTCGGTAGGTTTCAACCACCAACAACCGGTCACGGTAAACTGGTGGATGCTGTCCTATCAACTGCGAAGAAACTGGGGGCGGATGCCTTTATTTTCCCCAGTCGAACGCAGGATAAAAAGAAGAACCCTCTTCAGACCAAAGATAAAGTAAAATTTCTCAAGAAGTTCTTCCCGCGTGCCCGGATTGTCAACGACAAAAATGCAAAGACTGTTTTCACCGCAATTGAAAGTCTTGTAAAGAAAAATTACACCGACATCACCCTAGTTGTCGGTGGTGATCGGGTCGATGAGTTCAAGAAAACCATCGCACCCTACGTTGATGAAATGGGACTTAAAAAGTTTCAAGTCGTTAGTGCCGGTGAGCGTGATCCAGACGCAACCGATGTCAGTGGAATGAGTGCGTCGAAAATGCGTGCTGCCGTTACTGACAATGACTTCGACTCCTTTATGAAAGGAATTCCCAAGGGTGTTGGTAAAAGAGTTGCAAAAGAACTCTTCGATACTCTGAAGAAAGAGATGGGTCTAAACGAAGAAACCAAGGAACCAAAGAAGAACAACCTCAAACGATTCCTCATCGTTAGTGCTTCTGATAAAGGAGACACTACATCTAAACTTATCGATGCAGTAGAAGACTTAGGACACAAACCCACGGTCATTCGTGCGGACACGGCATATATCGGTGATGTGGACGGCGACAATCTAACAATTGAAAACATTGATAAGAAGGGCGAAGACATTACAATTAATGTCAAAGAAACAATTGCTTTTGTCCGAGGATCCTCCATGAAGACCGCAGGTGGTCGAGCATTAGTTGAGGGTCTGGACAGTAGCAATACTTTGGTTATAAATTCAAAGCAAGTTTTCGACTTGCTTGGTAACAAGTATGCCACCCACGTTTTGTTTGAAAGAGAAAATATCAATACCCCACGAACCGCGTTGATCACAAACGAGTCATCGATTGATCGGGCGCACAAGAAGGTCGGTGGAAAGTTCCCGGTCATCGTGAAGTCACTTCATGGCGCAGAGGGAATCGGTGTTGCGAAGGTTGACTCACAAGAGTCTTTCAAATCAGTTGTACAATCACTGCGTAAAAGCGGCGAGGATATTCTTGTACAGGAAATGATCGACATCGATGGAGATGTAAGAAGTATTGTCATGGATGGTAAAATCGTCGCATCCATGAAACGACTCAAGGCAGAGAAAGACTTCCGAACCAACAAGGCGTTGGGTGCAGAAAGCGAACCATATTCCCTCTCTGAATCTGAAAAGAAATTTGTAAAGAAAATTGCAAAGGCATCTGGTGCTATCCTTGCTGGCGTAGACCATGCGATTGCTAAGGACGGAAAACTATATGCCATTGAAGTGAACGCTTCTCCCGGTTCTGGTGCCCAAGATTATACAAAGTATATCGACGAGGATCAAGAAGAGGGAGTTGTCGATGGCGACGAACTCGTCAGAGATATTGTAGAGAGATCGCTACTCATCACTAAACCGGCAGAGGCATTCACTGTCGGTCGTGTTGAAACTGTCAAGATCGGTGGACGTACAATCAAAACTAGAGTTGATTCTGGTAACTCATCATATTCTGTCGTTGATGCAAGAGAAATAAAAGAAAGCAAAGGAACAGTCCGGTTTGTTTTCGACAGCACCAAGTTTAAACGTCCAGTGGTTGACACTGTAGAGATAAACATGGGTGGTGGTAAATTTGAAGAACGATATGTGGTCGAGATGGACATGCAGATTGGTCGAAAGACTTTTGAAAATGTAAAGTTCTCTTTATCTGATCGCAGTTCAAATGTATATCCTTCCCTCCTTGGTAACGAGTTTATGAAAGAAAACAACGTAGTGGTTCACACCAACGAAGTTTACATGCAGGAACTTGAAGAGAGAACTCTCACTAAGGGTGAGAAGGATAAAAAAGAGAAATATATAAAAGGAATGAAGAAGCAAGCGAAAGATTTTAAAAAACGCTATGGTTCAGATTACAAGTCGGTGATGTACGGCACCGCAACCAAGATGGCAAAACGTGATGCCACCGAGGAAGATATTGATTTTGATTCTCCTCCTGAAGAGGGAACTGATGAAATTGTACGGCGTTATAAAAAAATGACTCCGGGTGAATTGAATGAAATTGCACATAAATACTTTAGTACAGGAGATAAACAATGACAGCACCAAATCCATTTGACAACAGCACTACTAATAACCTCAAGGGGGTTATTGATGCGGTTAGTCAAGTTATTAGTGGCGGAGAACCCGCCGTCCCAGAAGAAATGGGAACACATGCCGATGCAGCAGCATCGGAGATTGCTAAGATCGAAGGACCACATCTTCAGGGTGATATCACCAAGATTATGCAAAAGCATTTTTCTGCTGGATCCAAAGGCAACCCACAAGAAACTAAGATGCAAAAAGCATTTGAAAAGGAAGTTGGGAAGCGAGTTGCCCAAGGGCGAGCGGCAGGAAAGTGGAAAGAACACTGATGTGATAGATAATATTTATTATGGTTTTGATGATGATGCATTCCAAGATTATGCAATGCAAAATTATAAAAATCCTTCTTGCTCGGGAAGAGAAGAATTTGAAGAGGATATAAACCGAATCAAATATGTCAAGCGTCTGTTTGGCAGATACTTCTCAACCGGAGAACTTAAAGAACGATTGATATTGAATCATATCATCATCTTTTATAATGTATTTGAGATGGAAGCAGCGACTAAGATGCTTTTCTATCGTATGGAAGATAGATTTAAACCATTAGTGAAAACATTTTTGGTTTACCTAAATTACCTTCCTGAAGATGAAGCATATGTACGAGTCCCAATGGATACAAAAGTTATACAGATACTCAGGAGACTATAATGAAATCGTTTGAAGAATTTAAACAATACACACAAGAACAATCTGGGGTACTAGAATTATTCTTCATAGAAGAAGCACCGACAAATGCTGGCGGTGCTTCTATTTCACAGGGCGGAGTTGATACAAACGGTTCGTTTGATAAGGTTGCTGGGTTAGACAAACCACTCCTAAAAAAGAAGAAGAAAAAAGAACTAGAGAAATATGAGGGTAAATCATTTAGCGTCTCTGCCGAAGAGTTTGAAAAACTAAAAGCAGGAAAAGTTCGTGGTGCTAGATGGAACAAGTATATCGATGAAACCTCTGAACTGGGGACGGAGATAAAAAGATTTTCTTTACGAAACCCATCTAAACCAGTTGTCATTAGAAACGAAGAAACAGGAGAAGTTGTCTTTCTTCGTCGTAGACAAAACGACGGTAGACTTAGACACAATAAGTCATGATCGAAGGATTACTAACAGCAGAATTTTTATCATTAGTTGGCGGTAGCATCACTGGTTTTATCTTTAAGTCTCTTGCAGAAAAAAGACAAAACGAACAAGAGCGATTTAATAGATTACTTGATGCAAATAAAGCAAACAATGAATCACATAATCAAGCGATCCAGAGAGTCGGCAGCGATGCAGGTAAAGTGGTCCGTCGATTCATTGTTCTTTGTATTCTATTCGGAACAATCATTGCACCATTCATTCTTCCATTCTTCTCGGTCCCAACCGTAGTTGAATTGGTAGAAAACAAACCACACTTCTTAGATTTCTTTGGGTTGTTTGGTACATACGAGGACACAACATTTGTTCCTGTTGATGGATATCTTTTCACCACAGAGAACAGACAGATTCTCGTTACCATTGTTGGATTTTACTTTGGATCAGCAGTAGGAAAGACTAGATGAAAAAGTTTTTAATTATGTTACCGTTTCTTACAAGTTGTAAGGCGACTGGGAATAAAATCATTACCTCCCAAGGGGCACCTAAAGTTGAATCTGAAACGGTCCCGATCGATAATAATTCTTTACAAATGTCAATATTTGACTCATCACATATTATTTTGTGGATATGTGTTTGTGGTATTGCTGGGTACTTCGTCTGGAAGGAATTTAGATCCTCCGGTCGTCGAGTGCCTTCAAGTTAGAATGCAATAAAGAACAAATATAATAAGAATCGGCAATGTCAGTAATGGGGTTGCCGATTGTTGTTCGATCAGGCGTAATTGTATTTTTTAATTTCATGCCAGTATCTTGATCGAAAGTCTTCACCATCAACTCCTTAGAGGCATTACCTTTGCCTGTGGCGTGCTTCTTCACGGTAGTTGGGGTCAGAACCTCAATTGGTTTTCCTACCTGATACAATTTATATTTTAACAATCCACAGTTCTCTGCAATTTGGAAGATTGCCCGACCGGAAGCACCGTATGCATATCCTTCTAGACCAACCTGATCACACCCAAGAACCTTATCAACCGCCCAGTCTGAAATGGTTTGATATCTTTCGCACTCATGGTTATAATCATCAAACATTTCACCAAAGATGATTCCCTCATATACCCTTGCATGTTTCTTTACATTTGTAAGAAAGTAAAAAGAACATTTGTGTATACCAAAAACATCCTCGATACTTCCATCGAAGACACATACACACGGACCACATAAAGAATAATCAATACCTGCTATTGCCATACTACTATTTATATGCGAAAAACCCCGGTCTTCCATGACCGGGGTTTAAACGCAAAATTATAAAATCAGATTATCAGGAACCGACTGCAACGGTCGCAGCATCCCATAGGGACTTGACCGAAGAGGCGACCCAGACCACGCCTGCCCATGAGAATGGGAGGAGGGCAAGAGTAATCAACATACTGCGGCATACGCCGATCTTACCCAAAGTTCGGGTAACAACATCTTTATCGCAATCACCGGTCACAGGACACGGATTTACACACATTTTCTTAGTAGACATAATATTTCTCCTTTATGTTCAGAAACTAATTGTGATGAAACTACGCACCACATATTCACCTTGACCAGCACCAGCATTCCAACCGGTATTATCGGTATCGAATCCAGCAGCGATGTCGTCGAAAGCGTAACCAACAGAGTTGGTCCACTTGACACCTCTAGTCAAATCATAATTAAGACCGATGGTTCCCACGTTGAGTTTACCACCAGCGAAACCTCCAAGGTTTCCGTACTCATACTGACCAAACAGTTGTGATTGATCACTGAGATTGAATGAGGCAGTTGTAACTAGCGAGTAGTTTTCCCAACCATCCATTCTATCATCCGAGATCCATGCTGCGTTGAGTGAAAACTCATCGAGCGTGACTGTAGTATCAAGAGTATAACTCATGTATTGTGCTGGACCTTCGATGTAAGCGTAACCGCCACCAACAGAAAATCCTTCACAAACATCATAACCTGCATGGAAACCAGCGGCATAGTCGCCGTTGGAAACACCAGTTAGGTTATCAAAACCGTTGTTGTAAAACGCACTGAATTCGACCTCTCCGAACGAACGGGAAAGTTCGATACCCTGACCATATCCCTGCCCAAAAGTTTGAGCAGTGATGCTATAGGTCTGCGTAGTAAGGTCGGCAGGGTTTGCAACAAATCCACTGTAGAAAGTAGAAACAAACTGACCAACACGAACATCAGCGAAATCAAAACCACGGTAATCAACGAATGCTTCTAGAAGTTCAAATTCACTTCCGGGAGTCCATTCGCCATTTAGACGGAAAGAAGCGTCCTTGCCAAGACGACCCTTGAGTCCTAGTCTTGCACGATACACATCAAATCCGTAAAGAGCATCGGCACCACCGCCGTTGCTATACGACCAACCAGTTTGAAGTAGACCATCGACAGTAATTGCCATGAGTCCATCTCCACGAAGCGACTTACGAGTCTTAGCGTCTTCTTGGACACTATTCATAATAAGTTCATACGCTTCAGGTGTTGGTTCATTTGCTACGGCAACTCCGCCGAAAACAAATGGTAATAGGATAGCACTAATAATTTTATTCATCTTTATTCTCCTTAAGATGGGTCAGGTAAGATCTACTACTTCACACGAATCGCCACTACATGCGTATGTCTGGGATCCAGAAGTATTGTCTTCCTTCTCATAGTTTGCTAACTCTTCCCAGTTTACGCTCTGGGGTAACTTTTCTAGTTCTCTCATGTATGTCTCTTCATCGATTTCTTGATACGGTGCCTGCTTATAGACATGATCAGAAAACGGAAGGAACGAGATACCAGAAATTTCTTCAAGGTGCTTCCAAACCCACGCACCAACTTCCAACCACTCATGTTCTTTCACTGAGATGGTGACAGATGGTTTGTGTTCGCACCAATGTCGCTGGTAGACCAACCACACTTCAAGTTGCTCGATTGCAGTCATATCACTTCGGGTGACACATCCAGCAGGAGACTTGGTTGGGAAGGAAAACACAGTTACATTATCGGGTTTCATTACATCCGGTTCATTATAAAATCCCTTGTCTTTCATGAAAGAACATAGAGGATCCTTGTTGTCTGCACGAACTGTGCGGATGTAATAATTACTATGACGAGCATGAATACCAGATGCAGCATCAACCAATTGGGATACGGTTCCAGAAGGTTTCACGCAAGTCGTTGCAGCAGATTGAGGAATACCAATCTTCTTTGCAAATTCTTTATTGGTATCAACAGATACTTGTCGCATTTCGTTCAGTCTAAATTCTAGATTGTGGAGGGAACGAGTTGTTTCTGAGTCCATGATACCAGTCAAAGATACGCCAAGAAGTCTTTCTTCTTCACAGTTCTTCTTCCATACAGAAGAAAGATAACGGAAGTCTGTAAGGGTAGACTGCCATGTACCAAGAATAGTTGCGAGTCTAATCTTTCTCTTGAGAGACTCAACAGTATCATCTTCGCGGACAACGATCTCTGTTAGATTACAAAATTCTGCATCACGGAGAAGAATTTCAGAGCAAGGGTTAGTTCCAAAACGATGATCAGGATCTCGATGGACATGTCCTTCTCCTCGGTCTGCTGCTACCTTCTTACATTGGTTCTTTGCACTTGAACGATTAAAGATACCACGCTCGCCGCTCTTTGATTCATATAGAGATATCCATTCTTTCATGAACGTGCCGATCTCCGTGGGACCACCATTATACACCGCAGAGTTATTTGCTAATGCACGTTGTGGTTCTGTCATCCACCACTGACCACTCTTAGCATCACGCATACGATCATCCATTAGTGATGACAATGAGATAAGAGCAGAACGGCGGACTCCGCCAACGACGACGATTTCTGCAATCTTGCAAACAATATCATGACATTCGATGGTCGTGAGTCGCCGTCCTGCTGCTTTCTTAAAAGTATTTACTGTGAACTCGAAAAGATCGAGGAGTGGTGCCGGTCCAGAAGCACGACCACCAAAGGTCTTTAGTCTTGCTCCAGCAGCACGAACTTTGCTCACATCCCACTTAGGAACTTGACCATTCACAAGAAGTGAAACCAATTCTTTGTAGGACTTAGACCAACCAACCTTAGAATCCGCAACTACGATAGTAGTATCTGTATCATGAAACTCTTCTGCAATGATGGGGAGTTGATCAACTTCTGCACGTTCTACCGAGAAACCGACACCGGTTCCACACATGAGAACGTATAGAATTTCATCAAACGCACGAAGTCTATTGACGGCAACATATGAGCAATTATATCCTGCAACATGATCTCTCTTGAGTGCTTCTCCTGCGGTCATCAATGCTCGCATGGATGGCATGATCTCTAGATTGAGAACTGCATCTTCTAATTCTTTTCTTTGCTTGACAGAAACTTTGTAATCATGCTTAGTGGATAGATGATCCACGAAGAAATCAAAGTAACGGTTTACGGTTTCGTCCCATGTCTCTCTGCGATTCGCTTCTGGTAACCAGCGTGAGTAGCGGGACAAGTGAATAAAGTCTTGATATAGTGTTGGTAGTTTTTTCATAACAAATTTCCTTTGGGATACTTTATGTAGTCAATTCTTTCCATGAGAATTTGAAGAGAGGGGAGATAAGTTTTGCAATTGCTTCTGCATACTCTCGTATTTCCCACTGGGCATGTTCGTCAATCCGTTGCTTGTAGAATCTTGCATACGCAGCAAGAGATCCCGTCCAGTACCATTCCGTGTACATTCCCTGTGGGAGAACAAATCTTGCTTGCTCTGGTGCTACGCCATTTCGGAGTAACTCATTGTAGTTATACAAACACAAGCGAAGAGCATTAGTATAACCGAGATCGGTGTCCTTGTCAACACTAATAAAGTCATCACTTCCCTGTTTTGCACCATTTGTTGGTTTTCCTCTCCACTCTGGTTCATAGAACTCTGGTTCAAATGAAACATATCTTCTAGAGATTTCATTTTCCACAAATCCTTGCTTGTGCTTGAAACATTGTGTCCGAATAGAGATAGGTGCCTTTATTCGTAGAGTGATCTGTGGATGTGCGAAAGGGGTCCAGTGTTGGTGTTTTGCAAGATATCGAATAAGTTTTTCATCTTTCGGACACAAGCATTGTACATCTTCTTTGTAATACTGTGATCCAGATTTGGTGAGGCGAGTGACTGCTTCTTGATCTTCGCACCATTCACTTTCACTATTAAACGAAACTCTTGCAGCGTTACAGACGGTTAAATCACTTCCCATATGATCAATTAATGTAACGCTTCCTTTGTCTAAAACTCTCATAGTCTACTCCACTCGTTTAATCGATGCTTGGCGACCAGTCCGCTACAAGTATTCTCATCGATGATCTTTTTGATTTCTCTTTTTCTGTACCCTGCCATCACCATGTCATTTGGATCTTTATGTTCCATATCACTTGGCCAAATACACACATTCTTTCCTTTGTTGATCAATTTCAAATTCAGATCATGTATCTGTTTGTTTCGTGGTTCGTTGTCTAGAACATATACTCCTTCACTACCGGATAGGTGTGGTGGAATGTTATCAATTCCAGAGGCACCAACCATTGCAATGCAGTTTTTGATAAACAAACTATCGATCGGTCCTTCTACAATGTAAACCTTTTTCTTAGGATTTATCCTCCACTGACCAAACCACAGTTTATCAGGAGCATCACTTGACTTGATTGTGATATATCTTAGAAGTTCTCTTGTCTTTCGTGTTTGTCTATTGTCATCGACATTGCCATGTACGGACTGCATTGCTAACGCTCTGCCCTGTGCTGCGACCATATTGCCTTCTCTGTCAAAGAAGGGCAATACAATTCGATCTTCTCCACCACCGTAAAGATTTGCTTGTCCTGTCAACAACTTGGTAAAGAGACCAAAATTTCTACAATAGTAAAGTAGATCATACTTTTCCTTTGGAATCAAACGATTCTTAACCCACTGTTTTGCGGGATGAGTATCCTCCAATGTGGAAATTGGAGTCAACCATTTATTGTCAACAACTTCTTTATACTTCTTTCTGAACATCTCTTCAACACCTGTTGCTTTAATTTTGACCGGTCGAGGTCGCGGTTTTCTTTCTGTATTTTCTCTATATCTCTCTAACTGATATTCAGTCTTGAGTGCTGGGGCATGTTGTTCTAAAAAAGAATAAAGTGAAAGGGAAGCAGCACAGTTGTGACACTTGTAATAGTACGACCCTTCTTTTTCATAGAAGAATCCCCTACACTTGTTCTTGTTCTTCTGTGAGTCTCCACATAGTGGACACCGGCAGTTTGCAAGGTTATCTTTTTTCCAAGAGAACCTGTCGAGTGAACTTGAAACGAACTCGACAAATTTCTTATCAACGTAAACAGTCATCTGCTATTTCTATTATTACGGTTTTTCTTGTTTAGTTCACGGAACTTTCGGTTCCAATGATCACGCTTCGTGTTTTCATACCACAGACGGTATTCTTCTTGCCAATCACGACTCATTCGTTCTGGTTTCCTCTTGGGAAACTCTCGCTTCGGATACGGTTTCTTGTAATTATTATTCATAGTACCTTTAATTGCCTTATTTTGTCTGAGTTAGACTTAAACTTTTCATCGAAATTTCTACCGTCGAATCCAACACCAGCGGTCATATCTGTTTCGCCTTGGTTGCTTCCTTGTAGATTTACTTCTGAATTATCAACATCAAAAAGTTTCATCTTTCCTCTGTTGATTCCCACTACGAACTTCTTGTTTGCGAAGACATCATTATAACGATTCTTCAGTTGCTTTACAAGCAGTTGTCCTTGTTCTTCTAGTTCTTCTGTAGTAATTAATGCAAACATAAAGTCGGCAGTTGCAGGAAGACCGAAAGACTCAGATGTGTCTTCGAGACCAACATCGCTACTAGAAAAACCAGATCGGTTTGTTTGTGTTGCAGAAAAGATAGGGACATTCTGTTCTACTGCGAGTCCACGCAACTCTTCTGCGATTGCCTTAATTACTGTGTAAGAATTTACATTACTTCCTGCCTTGTATCGACTGGACGCACAGATATTTAGGTAGTCAATGAAGATAACATCTGGAACAAAGTTCTTTTTCAGTTTTAATTCTTCAAGAAGAATACGGAAGTGTTGAACATTTGCAGTTGCTGTTGGGTACTCTTTCACAATCAGTTTGGATTGGATATTTTCTGTTACGCGACCGATCTTCTTTTCATACGATCCTTTAGGAAGAATCTTCAATTCATCAAGAGTGATGTCCATAAGATTAGCATCGATACGTTCCGCAATTCTCTCTTCTGCCATTTCACATGTGATGTATAGAACATTTTTGTTTGCGGCATAGCAAGCGGCAGCATGGTGACACATGTATAGTGACTTACCCACACCAGTACCAGCAAGAATGATATTCAATGTTTTGTTTGGAACACCACCATTGGTGATCAAGTTGAAGAACTCAAGATCGAAAGGCATTTTTGATTCTACTCTGTGATAAAAATCAAAACGCTCATCTGCATCACCTTCATAATCGTGACCGATATGTTCATCGAACGAAACAGCAAGTGCGTCTGATAGAATTTCTGGTAGACAGTTCTTTGTCTTCGTCTTGGACTTACCATCAATGATTTCAATTGATTCTAAGATTGCATTGTAGATCGCTCGATCCTTGCAGAAATCTTCTGTCTTGTCGAGCAACCATTCTGGATCAACTGCTTCTTTATCTTCTCCTAGATCCTCGATTAAGGCAACACAATTCTTATAATCCTGTTCGCTAAGATTTGACTTCTCGTCAATACCAATCATTAGAATATCGGATGTTGGGAGTGCATTGTACTTCGAGATATGTTCACGAATCATATCAAATACAGTCTTGTCAGTTCTAGTCTTGAAATAATCGTCTTTCAAGAAAGGAATTACTCTGCGTGAAAAATCTTCATCACGCATGAGGTTTCTGAGAATAATCTTTTCAGTCGTTTGCATCGGTAAGGAACTCCGCTTCGTCCAATTGGTTTTCGAGTATGTCTACTAGTATATCACCAAGTACCTCTTCAAGTCCAGAAGAATCTTCGGGAAGTTCACCTTTAATAAGATCGTAATCAAATGCTAATCGAGCATGGTCATCTACTTCGTGGATACCAACCTTGCCAAACTTAACAATAATTCCTTCATATTCAGAATCAAGAAGTTGAACAGCAGTTGCACCAGTATCTCGACCCTCAACTATCTGGTAGTTCGGTTTCATCTGTTTCCTCTTCGATGGAAGATCCATATTTAAACTTCTTACCCACACACGCTTCGATCTTATTCATTACTTCTTCGGTAAAATACTTTTCCGGATCTCGATAAATTTGCTTTTCGTAGACCTTAGTTCCATCGGCAACTTGGATACGAGTACCCAACTTCTCAAAGATCTGATTTTCTACTGCAAGATCTACAAGACCATAATATGGATGTAGTCCAGTGTCATAATTCAACATAACATCGACCATAGAATTTTCTTTGGTGATACGAGACTTGTAAAGTTTACAATGAACGATGTTGCCAATAACATCTGTTCCTTCTTTTACCTTCTTCTTTGAAAGATAGATGATAGTGGATGCTGCGTACTTAAGACCAGAACCTCCACCCATTTCCTTCTGAGGGAACATAGAACCAATAACATCATATGTGTGGTTTGTAAGAATCATCGGGATTCCTACTTGACCCAACTTCAATGTCAGGGTTCGGAAAGTAGATTTTACAATTTGGGCACGGGTCATGTCTCGGGTTGTCTTGCCATCCGCTGTATCTGTCACTTCTTTCAATGTAGACAACATACCCAACGAATCGAGTACAATGAGTAATGGTTTCTTTTCAGATTTCTTTTGCTCGCCGTAGGCAGCGACAACTGAAAGCACCTGATGACGAAACTCTTCTACGGTTCCGACAGGAATGATGGCAATACGCTTTGGGTCAATCCCTCGTTCTCGAACCATGTCGGAGGTAATAGCATATTCAGTGTCAAAATATAACACGTTAGCATTAGGATTGTCACTAAGAAACTTATGGACAATTCCAAGGGCGAAGAAAGTCTTGCCAGTAGCGGACTCTCCTGCCAACGCCGTGATCTTGTTATCCGGCAGACCACCGTAAAGACTTCCAGATAATAGTGCATTGAAGCAATAAGACCCAGTATTAATAAAAGATCTAACATCTGAAACTAATCCTTCCTCCGCAATACCTGCGTGTTCGTTTCCCGTCGCCTTAACCAAATCATGAATATTCATTATGTATTATCCTTTAGCAAATCAATTAGAGCAATCAAACCATTTCGTCGATTGCTTAGTTTTTCCATTGTTTCATATCTGCAATATGAGTCTTTAACTGCTTCTGCAATTTTAACATTTAGCAGGTTGATCTCATCATCTGCGAGATCAATTATAGCATCTATATCTCGTTCGTCAAGTTCTAATAGTTTAGAAGTCAAAATAACACTGCCTTTCTTTCGTAGTGCCAATCTGTATGAGACAATATCACTGATAAAGGATCAATAAAAGAGGACTCGAATTGTTTTTTATAATTGGCATACTTTTCTAGTTCAAATTCTTTGGGAGCAGACGAAGAGAATGAAACCACGTTACACCCAAAAGGATTTTCATCCTTAAGGTTTACGAATTTAATCTTATCGCCCTCTTGAATCGAGACGTACTTTGATTCTATACCCATCTCCTTGATGAAGTGATTGTACACCAACGCACCCTTCACAGCAATAGGAGTTGATTTCTTCCATATACTAGTTCCGTCTCGATACTTTTTCATATTGTTACAACTTCGAGGGAAAGCAACATTTTCCACAGGCAATTTCATGAATTCAGATCGGAACTCACTGACAAATTCAATGAGTTCGTCTTCCGTTCCTCTCATGATCATATTAATCGCCTTCTTTAGTTTTTCTCTCACGATCTGAGGAGTCGAAGATCGAGATGTCTCGATGCCCATGATTTTCATTTTGGGTTCTGTGTATCGAATTCCCTCTGAGTCAAAGACATTCATCATGTATCTTTTCTTGGCAGTCCAGATCGCTTTGTCTGCAATACACTCTCGCTCCATGACCATTTTGTTTTCATACGCATTGGTCATTTCTGCTAGTGTATCATACTGCTTCTTGATGAACGGAAGAATTATTTCTTCTGCTGCTTTGTCGAGGAATGTAACCACCTCCGACTTGGACTTACCCCCACATACTTTATCCACAAGATTCCCACAACGCAAATAGACACTATCTGTATCAGATGCCACAACATAATCATAATCATTAGTACCAACTGTCTTGTTTAAAAACTCATTCAATTTATCAGCAATCCACCTGATTGCCAACTGTCCCGAAAGTGTGATCGAAGTCGCTAGGTCAACATCGTAGTATCGGAACCATTGATTACCGATAGCACCATAAGCAGAGTTCAACTGAATCTTACGAACCAACTGAAAGTTATTGTACTTGGCAATCTGATTTTCCAGACCAGTCTCACCCGCCTGCTGACGCTTCTGACAATCAATCATCTTCTTCTTGTATAACTTACGTTCTTCGTACATCTTTTCCATCAGAGCAGGGAGGAATCCTTGGACATCCTTTCGATAGCAAGTTCCACTCGCCGCAACAGAATAACCCATTGACTTAAACTTCTCAAGTTTCTCATGGCATCCTCTATGATACGTTTCTGGTGATGTCTTTAGAATATTATCCACACCGATGCCAAACGAATCTTCACCCGGATCAACTTTCGTTTCGGGACTGATATTGTATTGCATAATGAGGTGAGGATATAGACTGTTCAAGTCAAAGGACAGAACCCAGTCATGCATCCCTGTAATTGGTTCTTTTACATATGCACCAGCATATTGTTCGCTCTTAGAACCGTGCTTCTTCAATGGGATAACGGTTCCTTCAGATCGCAGATGATGGTAAATGATCTGGTCCCAAGTACGAACCTGAGAGAAGACATCAACAAGATTTACCTTTGCGGTATATGCCAATGCAAGAGCGAGTTCAATTAACTTCATCTTCCCTTCGAGTTTCTCGATGAGGATTGTATCTTGATAATTGTATTGTACAAACTTCGAGAAGTCTTTCTTGTAGAAATCAGAGATACTATCGTATTCATCATACGAGAGTTTACTCTCGCCAAGTTCAACCGAAGCAATGTGATCTAGTTTATATGATTCCTGATTAGTATAAGTGAAAGTTTTATATAGATCAAGATAATCTAGAGTAGCGACACCGGTCAAATCAAAGGCGACTTTCTCACCATGTAGGGTTCGGACAGTGTGTTCACGAACATAACCCCACGGAGAAAGTTTGTCTGCTTCTTTACATCCGATGAGTTTACGCATTCTAGAATAAAGATATGCGATGTCAAAGAACTTGACGTTCCACCCAGTTACGATGTCGGGGTCGAGTTTCTTCCAGATCTCGATGAAGGATCGAAGCAAATCTGACTCGCTACTAAAACTGTGAGTATGAGCATCCCGATCATCAATACTAAAATCGCCAAGGGCAAAAACATGAGTCTCAGAATCCACACGAATGGTGATAACAGTAACTTCTTCAATTGGGTTTTCGACATCGGGGAAACCTCTTTCACATGTTGTCTCAATATCTAGGTAAGCAATCCGAACGAGAGAAGGATCGTAGTTAACTTCCTCCTTGAAAAGATCGCCAATGAATTGATAAACATAATCGCTGTTGCCATAAATCTCAAAACCAGAAACGCCTTCGTACTGCTTGATGAAATCTCGACAATCTCTGATTGACCCCGGACGGAATGGTTCGACCCAATTACCATCTAGTGTTTTAAATTTAGTTGGTTCCGTTGACGGGACAAAGAGAGTGGGATTGTAGTCCACACTCTCCTGTACCCGCTCACCTTTTCGGAATCCGCGATAGAGAACCTTGTTCCCTCTCAACGAAACATTCGTATAGAAACCCATATCAGGTATCCTTACAATAGAGACCTCGTTCAGTTTGCACCGACCAGTCCTCTGGTGAAGTTTTACTTACGTCTTGTTTCTCATCCTTCTCCTTGGTATATGCTGCAAGGAGAACCATGTAATTGATTACATCAATAACTGTGTCTTTGAAACTTTCATCCTCGACATGCATCTTACCAGAGTCAAGGAAGGATGATAGGCGACTCATCTTGTCGGTGATCCTAACCATAAACCCCTGTTCAGTGTCACAAATTCCCATTGCCTCACATCTGGTAAAATTAGCAAATGGTTCTGTTCCATGATTACCTGCATAATCTCTATTCTTCAAATTCATTAGATCTCTGCCTTCATTGCAGAGTTGTTCATGAAACATTAGTAGTTCGTCGCGTGTCAAATGAGTTCCTTTCCTGTCACTTGTATATCACTAGTATACATCATCTTTGCCAGTTCGTCAACCTGAATCTTTGGTTCCCAACCAAGTTTATCTTTTGCCTTAGTACAGTCTCCTAAAAGATAAGGTACTTCATGTGGTCGCATAAATCGTTCATCTATTTCTAAGTAATTATTATAGTCGCCAAGTTCTGCAAAATCAAAAACTTCTTTTAAGAACTCTCGGACGTTTGTTGTTTTACCTGTTGCAATAACATAATCATCAGGTTCATCTTGCTGTAGCATCAACCACATTGCCTTGACATAATCACCAGCATATCCCCAGTCACGATAAGCATCCAAATTACCTAATGTTATTTTATCTTGAATACCAAGTTTAATTCTTGCTGCTGCCATTGTTATCTTTCGGGTAACGAAAGTTTCACCTCGGCGGGGGGATTCGTGGTTGAATAGAATACCACAAGAACCATGAAGACTATACGAGTGACGATAATTTCTTACCAAATTATGTGCAAAAAGTTTTGCACAAGCATATGGGGAGGCAGGTGTCATTCTTGATGTTTCAGTGTAACCTGTTTCGGGACACGGTGCATCTCCATACATTTCAGATGATGATGCTTGGTAGAACCTACATTCTGGTGCGATAGATCGAATCGCTTCTAGGATGTGTAGAGTTCCTACACAAATACCATGCACGGTGTCTTCCGGAACATCAAAAGAAACTTTAACATGGGACTGTGCTGCTAGATTATAAAACTCATCTGGTTGATATTTTGCTATGAGTCTCCATGTAGAAGACGCATCACTTAGATCGTGATACTCCAAAATAAAATTTGGATCCCACGGAAACATATGGTCAACCCGGTCGGTGTTGATTAAACTAGTTCTTCTCTTGAGACCCACGACTCTGTATCCTTGACTGAGCAACCACTCTGCAAGATAAGAACCGTCCTGTCCACACACTCCACTGATTATTGCCGTTTTCATTTTAATTTCCTTAATGTTGCGCCCGAGTCAAAGATAATACTATCCTCTTTATGGCAAACTGGCACTGTGCCGTTTTCTCTCATACAGTTAAACATTTCAATTAGTCTTGGCATTGGCCAATTATTTTTTGCATAGTTTGCCTCTGCGTATTCAGATGGAACTCTCTTTATATTATTCTCTTCCATCCTTTCTATATCAGCAAGGATATGCGGATCAGAGGAATACATCTCTTTGAGTTCATTTGTCTGCTGTATGTACATATCCATTAGAACAGGAGTATCATAATAGTGTCCATTGTCTCGCATGTCAAACCCTAAGTACACAATTTCTCCTGCCCCCATAAGAGTTGCCAAGTGTGTTGCCGTGAAAATAATATTGTCCCTCCCAAAGAAAGGACTGTTGTTTTCTGGTTTAGTAAATAAAGCATCTACACTCTGGGGATTGTGCATGTGGGATGAAATCTGTAATGTATTGTTATCAGAGAAAAATGATGGGGGTAGTGTTGTTGCCCCGCCATGTGGCCAAGATGGATCAGTCCCAATACCCTGCCCCTGATAAAATCTACATTCAGTGACAACACCATAGTGACAAGTATGAAGATAGCAAGACCAAGTGGATGATGCTTGATATGTTGTCGGTCCCCATAGTTGAGAGGAGTTAACACTAATGGAGATTCCCTTTTGTATTTTATTTTTGTATTGTTCAGGTATGTCTAAAGCACCGGGACCATTTCCTATGAGGTAGATTGTTTCTCCATTGTGCTTTTTATAAAAATCACTTAACTGGGTGTATTTCATTTGTTTTCCTTCATATCAAAAAAAGTATCAGAATTTATATTCTTATCGTCAATAAACAAATCGTAAACTGGTTTTCCAAAGTGTAGTTTGTGATACTTCACACCCCACTCTTCAAATTGTTTTTCTGTAACTTCTCTCCAGTCGATACCAGATCCAGTTCCTCTTGCCGTCCAATATACGATAGTGTTTCCTTCATCGTATAACATATTTATCTTACCGATTCTATCTGTCATTGGACTCGCGTTTGCGTAATTTCTATCTGAAACAGACTCACATATTGTATCATCTATGTCAACGTAAATTATCAT